ATAATAATAATAATAATAATAATAATAATAATAATAATAATAATAATAATAATAATAATAATAATAATAATAATAATAATAATAATAATAATAATAATAAATCTAATAAAATTGAAATGCCATATTCAGTATCTGACAATAGTTCTAATTCTGATAATAGTTTTATTTGGAAAGGAGTTAGTAAAGCAAAATTAAATAATAAAATAACAAATATTAAAACTGAAAAAATATCTAAAAAAAAAAAGAAAAAGAAAAATATTAATAAAGAAAATTTTGAATCTGGATTTGAATCTGATTATGATTATGAATATGATTCAGATTTGGATTCTGAATATGATGTAGATTCAGAATCCAATTCTTATGAACATTTTGATAGTTCAAATAAAAATGTTACAAATGTTTATAATTATAATTCTAATAAAGATGATAATAATATTTTAGAATTAATTGGAAAAAAAATAACTGATAATTGGTATAAATATTTCACATCAATTTCTATGGGTAATAAAATAATAAAAGTTGTTGTACATAATAAAAATAGAAGAGAATTATATTGTGGAGATATTGTTTTTATACCAGAACTTAATAGAACTTATAAAGTTAAAATTGATAAAATGGATATGATTGAATATAATCCCTATTTATTTTAATTTTTCAATGTATATTATACATTAAATAATTATTTATAATATTATTTATGTTAATTATTTCTTTTTCATTTTTACTATAATTTTTATTATAAAATTTATTAAATTCTATAATTGTATGCAAATTAACTTTTGGACATTTTTCAATAAGTTTATTTATTAATAATTCACGATTTTTATTTAAGCACAAATTTTTCATTTTATAATTTATAATTTATATAAAATATCCTTTATAAATTTTTATTTTTTAAATTATAAATAAATATAAATGTTAATAAGAAGAACAAATATTATTCTTATGGATTTTTTATAAATTTGTATTATTGTTTACTATTAATCATCTTGAGATTTAATTAAATTATATAAAAGAAATAATTAAAAATCCATAAGTTTAATTATTATTTTATTATTTATTATTTTTTTAATTATCATTATAAAAAATAATAAATAGTATATTTATTATGTTAGATATAAATTCAGTACTTGAAACTCAAACTTATCATGTTTTTTATAAAAATAAACATTTAAAACAATTAACAGCAAATACACCTGCAAAATTAAAATTAGCAATTAAAGCTAATGTAAATCCACCAAAAAAAAATAAAAAAGTTTTTATAATAAGAATTAAATTAAATTTAGATAATCCAAATAGAAATATAATAGTATCATGTGATCAATATACAATTACAACTAATTTAGGATTAGTAGTTGAAAAAGGTGATTATTCAATTAGTATAACTTATTCATTATTAGAATTAGAAAAATTTGGATTTAAATTATCTCATATAAAAAAAATTATTAAAGCATTAGAAACAAAATCAATAGATTTATCAAAAAATTTTATTTATATAAGTGAAATATTAAAATAAATTAAGTATTAAAATATTTATCAAGTTTTTCATAAATATTTTTTAAAGTTTTTTTATCATTATAATTTATTAAATCTTCTGTCAAAAAATTATTTATATATTGTGGTATATATTTTTTTGTTTTATTAATTTGTTTAACAAGTTCAATTATTATTTTAAGTGATGTATTTAATGTATTTATACCTTGAATATAAATCATTTTATATTTATCAACACGAAGAGAAATATTTGAATTTAATTTCATAATAATCCATTCAAAATCATCTGATGATAAATATTTATTATCAATAAGTGATAATTTATTTTCTTCAAATATATCTATTTGAATATATTTTTGAAATTCTTCAATTGTCATATCTAATCCATTATTTATATTTATTGGAATAATTTGTTCATAAAAATCAGTAAAATTAATTTTTCCTGTTTTTTTAGTATAAATAATTTTTTTTAATATTTCCAATTGTTCTTTTAAATTATCTAATTTAATATTAGATTTCACAAATAATATTTCTGCTAATTTATATTCATCATTTTCAAGTGAACATAATATAATTAATAATCTATAAATAGTTTCTTTCATAAACAGATTTAAATTATCAACTTCTTCATCAAAATATTTATAATAATCCAAGTTAACTTGAGAACTAATATATTTATAATTATCTATTGAATTAAATTTTTCTATAAAATCAAATCCACAATCAAAATATTCTAAATTATTTTCAAATTGAATATAAACATCATGTTTAAATGATGTTTCACAATTTTTAATTAAAGATTCATTTCTATTTGATTTATTATAATAAATTTTAATTGTTGTATTTAAAAAATATTCATTTAATTGTGCAATAATTAATCCTAAATTAAATTTAAATATATCTTGAATAGTAATATCATATTTTGCTATATTTATTTTTTGAAAATTAATATATGAAAAATCTAAATTATTACCAAAAGATATTTTTTCCAAATGATTTTTATCAATATTTATATTATCTAAAAAATAAAACAAATTGAAATTTTCATAAAACATTGTAGTTAAAGAATATTAAAAATACTTTATTTAATAATTTATTCAATTTTTATTTAATGAATATACATTTCTTAATATATATATTAAATAAAATTAAATAAGTATATATCAAATTTATATAATAATCCTATTAATGTCATATAAAGTAATAGATCAAACAATAATTTTTGATTATGATTTTAATAAAAAATTAGATGAAGAATTAATTAAGGTAATAAAATTGTGCAATACAATATATTTTAATAATTATTTAGATACTAAGACATGTATAGAAAATGAAAATGAATTTTATGAAAGTAATTAATTATGAAGATTATTAGAAAAAATCTAAATTTAATAAAAATATAGATTTGTTGCAAAATTCAATCCAATATTTAAGATTTGGTTAAAATTTTTATCAAAGTATAAATTTGTTACCAAGTTCAATTTAACATCTCACATTAGGTATTTGTTTTAATCAACCAATAAATAATTTATCAAGTTCAATCCAACATCTTATATTATCTGAATGTAAAATAATTAAATATTAATTATCCAAAATATAAAATAATTAAATATATAGTTTAAGATTAAAATTTATATATTATATAAAAATCCAACTTAATAAATTTTGCATATTATTTTCTGTATTGAATATATAAGAATTAATGAATGATTTTATAAATTATCCTCAAATCTACTTAAAATATATAATTGGAGGTAATATTAATGATGATATGGAAATTAATTTTGATAATGTTACAGGTAATATAAAAAAGAAAAATTATATGGAAATTTGGAATGAAGGTATTTTTGATCCAAATGGAATTAACTTAAATCCATTAAATAACACTGAATATTCAATAGATTATAAAAATTTAGCAAAATTTTGGTCTAATTTACCTGCTTATTTTTTAGGAAAACAAATCGTTGAATCAATTAATTCAAATGATATATTATTAATAAAAAGTGGCACAGGTAGTGGAAAAACAGTTTTAATACCAAAATTTTGTTTACATGTGAATAATTATAAGGGACGAATAATAATAACATTACCAAAAAAAATAATAACAAAAAAGGCAGCAGAATTTTCAGCAAAAACATTAGATGTAAAATTAGGAGAACAAGTAGGATATATGTATAGAGGTGAAAATTTAAAATCAGAAAAAACTAATTTATTATATTCAACAGATGGTTCTATTATTGCAATGATAAAATCAAATCCAATGTTAAAATCAATAGATATAATAATAATTGATGAAGCACATGAACGCAAAGTTAATATTGATCTGTTATTATATTTATTAAAAAATGCAATTAAAATGCGTAAAGAACAAAATATTAAACCATTAAAATTAATAATAATGAGTGCGACTATAAATGAAGTAATATTTAAAAATTACTTTTCAGAATTTAAATTTGATTGGATGGAACTAGCAGGAACTCCAAATTATCCAATAAAAACAATTTATTTAGAATCAGAATTAAATATTAAATCAAATCAATATTTAGAAAAAGGTAAAGAAATAATAAAAGATATAATATATAAAATAAATTCTAATAATAAAGAATTTATTGAAGGAGATATTTTATTTTTTGTTTGTACAGTTTCTGAATGTAAAATTTTAACTAATGAATTAGGTAAATTATATTCAGATTGTTTTACAATGAGTTTATATAGTCAAATTAATTCAGAATTAGAAGAATTTATTAGTATTCGTGACAAATTTAAAGAATTAAATTCAAATTATAAAAGAAGATTATTTATATCAACTAATGTAGCAGAATCATCTTTGACAATTGATGGTATAGTTTATGTTATAGATTCTGGATTAGAATTAACAGTTAAATTTAATCCAGAAAATAATATTAATACCATGACTAAAAATTTTATTTCTCAAGCTCAAATGACTCAAAGAAAAGGAAGAGCTGGAAGAACTAAACCTGGTGTATGTTATAATTTATATACAACTAATCAACAAGAATCTTCAATTGAATTTCCATTGCCTGAAATTAGACGTATTGATATAAAAAATACTTGTTTAAGTTTATTAAAAATATGTTCAGATATTGCATGTGATTCAAATTCAAAAATAAATAATGAAAAAGATACAAAATGTAAAAAAGAATGTGAAGTATCAAATATAATTGATATGTTTACAAATTTTATTGAACCACCCAGAGAAAAATTTATTACAAATGGATTTGATTTTGGATATTCAAATGAATTAATTGGTTCGGATAACAAACTAAATAAAATAGGAAAATTAATTTTAGAATCAAGATTGGATGTTATGGATGGAATTTCTTTAATATATGCATACAATATATCTAAAAAAATTTTTCGAACAGTATTTAAAATAATTTCAATATGTTCTTTTTTAAAAACAGGAATTAATGATTTATTTTATAAAGATATTGATTCATCAATTAAAAAAAATATAATTAATAAATTATTGGATAATTCAGAAAATTCAGAACACTTAATTTTAAATAATTTATTTAAGTATATTGAATCAAATAAAAATATGGGAATATTTGATTTAAAATTATTTGATAATATAACAAATGCTTATTTGAAACAAATAGACAAATTAGAATTAGTTTATTCTAAATATAATATAATATTAAATGATATTAAAAAACAAAATTCTAAAATAAGTATAATAAATTCTTTTGCTTATGGTTATAAAACAAATCGTGCATTTAAATTTAAATCTTCTAAATTATTTAATGAATATAAATATAATGATCTAATAATTAATTTATCAAAATGTCTTGTAAAATTTGATTCAAAAACTACATCAATCTTTTTTTATACGAATTTATTATGGGGAGGTAAATTAAATGTTATGATATGTTCACCATATTTATTATAATTAAATTATTATAAATCTTAAAAATAAAAATTGATTTTATATTTTAATAATGAAATAAGTAATATATTTCTGTTAAACTTTTTAATTAATTAAAAGTAATTGTTTTTATGTTGACTTTTAAATATTATTTTAAATATTTTTTATAATATTTTTTATTTTAGCATAAAAAAATTTATTTTTAAAACAATATTTTTCTATTTTTTAATATTTGTTTGCATATTAACTTTTGAAAAACACATTGTCATTTTTAATTAACTATACATGTAATATTATTGTTTTCATTATCATTAATAATTTTTACAATATTATTAAATTGTTTTTCATAAAATTCATTAGAATGTATTTTAATATATATCTATATATTAAAAAATTAATATTTAGGCGTTAAGAAAAAAGTATATATGTATACTAATACAAATAATTAATATTTTATATATTATTGTTTGTTGTTTTTTTATATTTTTTATTAATTTAAATTAATAAAAA